TGTATTCTGCTGCTCTCTATTGATAGCACGAACCCATGCTTCCATGGCTTCACGAATCATGAAGTCGGTGTCGTTCAGAACCGTGATGGTCCAGGGCTCAAAGGTGCGGTCTCCCGCAACCTTGAGCACTCTACCACGGAAAGGAACTTCGATCACACCGAGCTGTGATGCAGGCAGGTTTGCTGCCTTGACCATAAATTGACCTTGGTTCACAACTGCTGTTGCGTTACCAATGCCAACCCCAGAGGGGAAGTTGAGGTCAACCTTGAATAGATTAGGTCTTGCTCCTCCCCCTACCAGTTGCGCTTTGAAGTTAGTTAGGTTGAGTGTCATTGTTCTGTGTATCCTCCTGGTTAATACTACTTATGAGATCAGTTTGCGATTTCACTAAACTCAATACCTGTACGTGTTGCCACGAAGGATAGAGTAATGAAGTTAATCGTTCTGGTGGGCTTCACGAAGATCTCTGCGTAGAACTCACCACGATCAATAGCATCTGCAGGGTTGTTGCTTTCGTCACAAACAACCAGGAAGTCAGTGATACCACGACGACCCTGAACATCACGGAGATAAGGTTCAACGATATTGCGGAAGATGCTTCTTGAAACTGCGTCGTTTTGCTCGAAGAGTTGACCACGACCTGCTTCACCGATGATTCTTTCCAGAGTCAGGAACAGACGACGAACGTTAATTCTATCGAATGCAGAAGGTGTAGCAAGTGCAGTCTTATCACCGAAGAGGACTGTGCCCTCACCAGCAAATGTGACGACAGGGTTCACTCTTGACGAATACAGTTCGTCTCTGAATGCTTTCTTAGGATTATAAGCCAACTTGATCACGTTACGGATCTGACCACGGGTGAAACCTGCGGGGGAGAACCAAGGATCATTGGTGATTGCCGTCTCAACACAAGTACCAGCAATGTCACCGTTACAAGGAACGTAACGATAAACATCATTATACTTATCGTAGAGATACTTATAACCAGAATCAAACACTGCGTAAGAAGAACCACTCAGACGATCAAAGAACTTGACAATATTATTTGTCTGAGTTCTAGATGTGGGATTGGAGATAACACCAACCACGTCTGATCTCTGGGGAGAAATAAATGCAACGCAATCCTTTCTCAGATCAGCAACAGCAATAATTTTGTTTGCTTTTGCCAGTGAGTCGGACAAGTTGTTACCAGTCTTACCACAGAGGAGGTAGTCGATTCTTTCAGTTTCAACATCAGCAAACATATCTAGTGCTGAGTTGATGTTAGCAACGTTTGCATCGAAACCACTGTCACCACCAGAGAAATCATATGCATAGGAACCAGAGTACCATGCACCAGTTGCCTGATCAGCAATCTGAGCACCAGCAGTGGTGTCCAGTCTGTAACCAGAATAGTTCTGGAGAATATTAAAGTTCTTGTTCAGTGCGGGAGTACCCCAGAGACCAGAAGCAACTGCGGTATTGCCGTTAGTTCTGTACTGAACATGGGTTGAAGAGTCACCAGTTAGTGTGCCAGGATGCTCACCAAAGAACACATAAGAAGACTCATTCTTGATCACTTCAACATAGTAGTTGTTAGCACCTTGGGGAGTCTTAGCATCAGATGCTTTCGACACAAAGGTGAACTTCTCAAGAAGGGTCTTGGGTGTGCCAGTGATAAGACCACCATCGTCAAACACTAGAACGTGAACTTCATCATTGCTACCACCCTTGTTTCTCACATACTCAGATGTGCCAGGACGTGCTGCAATGTTAACCCACTTTTGACCAGGATAGTATTCCAATTCAGAATATGCATCGGTGTAGGAGTTAACAGTGAACTCGTTAGAACCAAGGTCAGTCAGACGAACTTTTGCACTACCAATGCTATCATCGGTGAATCTCTCAGAAGACTTATCGAGAGCAACATAGAGTTTTCTCTCAATCTTCTCGATCTGACCTTCAGAAGCAGTAGCTGCAGGATAACCGCCAGGTGCGGAAAGAACCGACTTGACAATGTTGCTGCCAGTTGCAGTGCTGTAAAGACCAGTGTTTGTAGAATCGATCTTAACTTCCAGGACTCTAGAGATAGGATCCCAGGAGACAACATCTGCAACAACAGGGGTCGAAGCATTAGTTGTGAGTCTCTCACCAACTGCAAACTTAGACTTAACCGTACCATCCTTGAGTGTTAGAGAAACCACAGACTTGTAGTTCCAACCAGAGATGTTGTAGGTTGAGAGGGACTGTGCCGAAGTTGCACCTGCAGGAGAAGCAAGACCACCGTTGGTGAAAGCACCATCAGCAGCTGCTTGCAGTGCAAAACGAGGTTCTGCAGAACCAGTTGCGATAGGAGTGATTCCTGTAACCTTCATGACCTCTGAGGTCAGGTTCAGTTCGGTGACGGTTGCACCATCTGCGTGAGATGCTGCGGTTGTACCCAGAGCACCACGACGAACAGTGAGATCGTTAGTTGACTTACCAGTCACTTCAAGGATCTCGTTGTCAATCTTGATGAACTCACCAGTTGCGAAGTTAGTACCATCAGTAACAGTCAGAGTTGTATCTGCATCACTGAAGGTGCCACCCTCGTTAATGGTGGTGGTGTTTGAGTTAGAGGTCTTGATCACACGGATCAAGTCATTAACAGTAAAGTTGGTTAGACCATCGACCGAGATCGTGGTTGCACCAGTTGTACCGATTGCACCGTTTAGAGCAGTTGCTGCTTCAGTAACGGTGACTTTGGTCACAGCAGAACCGTCTGCGTGTGACACTGCTGTGGTTGATTCTTGAGCACGAGCAATCGTGATTGCAGTACCACCTGAGTAACCAGAGTCAACACGAACGATCTCAGCACCGTTGCCAGATTCGATTAGTAGATAATCGTTTGCTGCAAGACCAGTATCAGATGCAACGTTCAGTGTTGTTGCAATTGCAGAGAGTGCGGTTCCACCTGCGTTATCAATCGTGGTTGCGGTTGCAGTTCTGTCAATCAGAGAAACCACGTCGTCGTCAGCAAATGTAGTAGCAGAAGTGCCACCCTGTGCTCTCACAACAGTAAGGTCATTGGTTGACTGAGACAAACCTGTGCTCACAGGAGTCAGATAAAGAACCTGATCAGCGCCTGCGTCAGCAATGAACACCTTCAGAGAGTTGCCATACTCACCAGCATTACGTGCTGCATAGTGGAATGAATTTGCACCGTCTTCGATGTTTGCTTCATAGTCTGCAAGTGTCTTGATCTTGGGTCCTAGACCTGCGATAGTTGCAGTAACACTGCTCTGGGAATAACCTTTACCACCAGAAACCACAGTGTAACCAGTCACTGCACCTGACTCAACAGTTGCGATGACTTCTGCACCTGTGCCAGTACCACCACTGATGGTAACAGTTGCACCACGATAACCAGAACCAGAAGTAGCAACTGCCACTGCTGTTACTGAACCATTGGTCACTGTCACTGTTGCGGTAGCACCTGAACCACGACCATTGGCAGAACCAATGTCGTCAGCTGCGTTTGCAATCTTATTCGAGTCCGAACGCACAACTCTCAGTGTACCACCATACTGGAGGAACTGAGCTGCGACGAACCAGTCTTCGTAATTCTTTTCTGTAGGGTTGCCGAAAACAGAAGCAAGTTCTCTTTCGGATCCGATTGTTACGGGTTCTTCGATAGGTCCATTTTCAAAAGCTGCTGCAATAGCACCAACATTTGTCAAGGACACCGAAGAGGATGTGCTAAGATCTCTTTCCAGTATCTGCACACCAGGGGATTGTTGCCTTGATGCCATTTGTAAAAACTCCCTCTTATGAATTAGTGTCTTTTACTAAAAATATTTATGAAATGCTACTTTTCGCAGCACTTTCACCATGATGTAGGGGTCATGTCATCGTTCACATAGCTCCATTGGAAAGCACGGTCTCCGTATTCATCCACATACCACCTATCTCCATTGTTATCTACGAAGCTTTCTTCACTTGTTCCATCTTCAACAAATCCAAAGGGTGCCATATCGGCTTCAATTGCTTCCCTCTGATCCTCGTAAATTTTCTGACGTATATCACTATTTACCAATTCTTTGAAGTAGACACTTGTGGTCAACCAGCAGAACATCACAAAGCACATTGCTAGGTCATCGTTACAACCTTCTTCTGCTTGGAAGCTATCACCAACCTGAATGAAAGTGGTCAGTTCAGATATGGTATCGTAATCTTTAATGATAATCTTGTCATCCTCTAGCATTGTCTTGAAGTTGGAGCAACCAAGTTTCTTCACTGCTTTGGTCATTCTAACTCCCAGATATGCTTTCTTACCAGAGAATCCAGATCCAACAATTTGACCTGATCTACCACGCATTGAGCACATCAGAATATTATCATACTCAAGATCGAAGTGTAGGATGTCAGCAACCTGTCCACCAATATCATTCACCTCAATCAAAGCATATGCTTTATTATATGCCTTACAAATATCAAAGATGATGTTGGGGAACAACATTGGTTTGACTTCATTGTTCCTATACTTTGCCACCATCACATATGGAATCTGTGTCACATCCATAACAGTGAAAGCAGAATAGTCACTAGAGATACCACGACTAGTATCTACTGTCACAATATAAGTGTGATC